CCAGCAGCGTGAAGTCGAGTGTCGTCTCGGGCACGAGGTCAGGCTGGCGCAGCATCTGCGTCTGCTGCATCTTGAGAATGCGCACGAGGAACTGGTCGTTCCACGGGTCAGAGTAGGTCACGGGGAAGCCCGCTCGGCGCGCGTTCCACAGGTTCTGTATGAGCGTGTATGGGTCGTACAGGTTGTCGGCCAGTGTGCCGAATGACGCAGTCGGCACGCTGCACTGGATCACAAACAGCCGGTAGACCTTGGTGTTCAGGCTCATGCGGATCGAGACGCCAAAAAGCTCGGGGCTCTCCGAGCCGTCCGTACTGTGGAACCAGATGCGCAGCGCCATGCGACGGAAGGCTATGCCCGAGGGGAACTCAAGCTCCGCCTCGGGCAGCGGCGTGTTGACGTCGCCGATGGTGACCCAGCCCGCGTTGTCAAAGTTGGCCCACACCGTGAACCAGCGCGTGTTGGGCGCAAGCTGTTCGCCGACGACGCGTACCGTGAACGGGATCTTCATCTCGTCGGGGAAGCCCAGGTCGGTGTCGGCCATATCGAGGTAGCCGATGGTGTTGTGGCGGCAGGCGGGGTCGTCGAGGTCCGAGTCGCCGTCGAGCGGCAGCACAATCGAGATGACCGAGTTGCCGTAGCTCAGCAGCAGCACGGGGTTGCCTGGCGTGGGCGGGGTGTTGATGGTGATGCCCATCGCGCTGCACATACCCACGCCCAGGTCCAGCCAGGTGTGCGCCGCGCCCGTGGCCGCGTCACGGCGGTAGACCCACGAGTGACCGTCCGACCGACGCTGCACGGCGAAATACAGCCACCGCGATGACCCCTGGATGGATGTAATCGCGCCGCGAGCGTTGGGTGGCCGCAACCAGGGCTGCGACCACGGGGAGATGTTGTACGAGTCGCCTGCGGTAATGGTTGAGGGCGCGTACAGCCACAGTCCATGTCCGCGCGGGAAGACCAGCACGGTCGGACCGCGCTGCGCGTCAGCGCCGCTGGACAGGTACCAGCGCATGGGTTGGCAGTTGCCGTCGTACAGACCGTCGAACGGCACCAGCGTGCGGTAGATGGCAGTGGTGTCGATCTCGCCCAGTTCTTGCAGCTTGCCGACGTACACCAGCGCGATGCCGCCGCCAGGAGCCAGCGAGACGATAGCGCCTGGCCCTGTGTGGATCGGTGTCTGGTAGCCGCTGCTCGCGTTCAGGCTGGCCAGCACGACGGTCGGGTCGGTGGTGTTGCCGCCCGCGATGTAGCTGGAGGCGTGGTCGCTGGTCGCCGCGTAGATGTACACGGGTCCCGTGTCGGGTCCCGCCGTCGCGCTGGAGTTGCCCGTGACGTCGACCAGCGTGGTCAGGTTCGAGGTCGACTGCGCGGTGTGCGCGCCGCCGTAGCCGATGATCAGCGTGCCGCCGAAGACGCTCACCGCGTTCTGCAGCGGGTCGGCGGGCAGCGCCACCCTCTCGGTCCACGCGCCGCTCTGCGCCCGCTCCCAGATGCCGCGCGGGCCGACGCCGATGGTGTGCAGCGTGCCGTCCGCCAGGATCACGTCGGAGACGAACACCAGTGCCCCCGCCGCGCCAGGCACGCCGACCTGCAGCATCTCGGGCGAGAGCACCACGGGCATCTCCACGCACGAGACGTTGGAGGTCTCCTTGTAGTAGGTGGTCACGGTGCTGGGGTCCAGCACGTCCGAGTAGCGTTGCAGGCCCGAGCCCGAGATGAGCGTGCTGGACGCCTGCGCCGACTCGAACGGGTTGAAGTCGGCGTACTTCAGGTCGCCCTGCGTCACCTTCTCGCCGAAACGGTCGGCCTCCTGCACCACGTACTTGCCAGGCACAAGCTGCATCGGCAGCCCGCCGAGGACGACTTCCTCCTGCTGGCCTGGCTGGACGTTGCCCCAGGCGTACGTCGAGGTGCCGTTAGAGGTGGTCACCTACCCCCCGCGAATGAAGCTGGAACTCCTGAATGCGCCCAGGTAGCGCCAGTCCTCTGGTGATGGGAAGGCCATTGCGTCGCCGTGGCCGGGCGTGACAATGCGTCCGGGCCTGTGGGATGGAGAGTTCTGGAGTAGCTCGTTCTTCTGCTGCTCCAGCCGATCCATGGCCTGCTGACGGGTTTTTTCCGCTTCGGCGGTCGGCTGCTTATTAGTTAACCACCAGTTCAATCGAAACTCGGCCCAGTCGTAGATCCAGTCGGTGGCCCCGCGCTCCCACTTGCCAGCCAGCGGCAGCACGTCGGCGTCGGTCTGCATCTCGGGGTAGTAGCCCTCGCCGAAGATCCTGAGCTTGCGATTGGGCGGCGGCAGGATGCCGAACTCGATGACCCAGTTCTCGTTGCCGAGCATGTCGACGTAGCGGCGTGCGCGCCAGTTCAGGTACTCCGCGTCGGCGTACGGGTAGCCGATCTGCGTCTCGCTCAGGTTGATCTCGATCTCGACGCGATAGATGTTGGCCCAATACTGCGCCAGCGGGGGTATGTAGCGCCACGTGCTCTGCTGGGTGACGATGCTCTCGTCCATCCAGTCGCGGTACCACGTCAGGCCAAGCTGACCGATGCCGCTGTTGAGCGCCTCGACCAATCTGGCCCTGGGGTAGCGCATGTGGATCTCGTACTCGCCGCCCGTGATCGGCGCGGGGAAACCAGGCGAGTACAGGCCCAGGGTGCCGTCCACGGTCCACTGCTGGCCGCGCCGTTCGAGGCCGTAGTTCTGCGCGTCCTGGGACGAAGCGCAGTACACCCAGCCGTTGAACTGGTTCAACTGTTGGGGAAAATACATCAGCAGCCCAGGGTCGTGCAGGGCTGTGCCGCCACCCGCCTGCGGGCGACTGAGGACGTACTCGTTGAGGCGCGAGCCTAGCTCGCGGATGAGTTGGAGGGCGGTTTTCGCCATGCCTTCCTCGTCGGGACCTTGAGCGCCTCGGCCAGCGGATCCTGCTCAGGCGACACCTCCACAGGGTCCTCGCCTGAAGTTGGCAAACCCGCTAGCTCGGACCCCTGTGGCGGTGTAGGTGAGATGATATCGAACTCGTCGGCGTGGTGATGGACCACGTCGTAGCCCTCGGGCCAGTGCACCTGGGCCTTGATGACCTGCACGTGGCTGAGGACGTCGGACATCCACGACATGGCGTACTCGCTCACCTCGATCTTGACGTCAGGTCGAGACAGCAGGTACGGCAGGTCGCGCGTGTCGTTGATAACCGCAACGCCGTTGCGGAACTGGACCTGATGCCCCGCCTGGGTCGGTAGGGATACCGACCGCGTCGGGGTCATCATCGCGCTAGCTAGCGGGCGGGGGGTTACGGGCATGGATGGTGGTTGGCAACGGGCGCAGAACGCGCATCTCCCTCGGGTTGCGATACATCGCCTGGGCCTGCTGGCAGGACATGTCCTGGGGGTGCGGGATACACGGCCACAGGGTGTGGTCCACGTTCTCGTCGATGGTCACCAGACCCCCCTCGGCGGTGTTTTTATGCATGCCCAAATATACGCTCGTACTGGTCCCTGTACGCATCCGTGGGCAGAAAGTAGCTACGCTCCGCCTCGGCCGCCGCCGTCAGTCCCACAGGGGTTCTACCCATCGCGTTGTATCTCTGGACCCCTGTGGCGTTGGTACGTGTCCACGCCGCGCCGCAGCCGCCCTGGCGGCGGTCGGCGGAGTAGATCGACCACTCGTGGGCGGTCTCGCGACCGCCCTCGTGCTCGTGGCCCTGGCTACCGTCGCCCTCGTTGCGAGCGACGTAGTCCACCTCCAGGCACCCGTCCTCGGGGCACCTGTCGTAGAAGTCACCGTCCTTACTCACGACTGGCTGGCACCCACCTCGCCTCGGAACAGCCACGCGTTTCGGGTCCTGGCGTAGCCCGCGATCAGGTACCAGCCGAAGGTCAGGAAGCGGCCCAGGCGGTCAAACGGGCCAGTGACGACCGTCTCACCGTATGGGCCAGTCCAGCTTGACGCGGCCTTGGTGACCGAGTTGGGGCCGAACATCGGCGTCGGGTAGACCGAGTTGTTGTTGACGAGAGCCGTGCCCGAGGCGTGCGGCCAGCGGAAGCCGCCCGCGTCGCCAGGGCCTGGGTCGAGCACGAAGCCCGTGATGGTCGTGCCTGCCACGCCCGTGACGCGGAACAACTCGTTGGTGTCGGTCCACACGTTGCCTGGCTCGACGGCGTCCTGAACCGCCAGCCACATGCCCACCGTGATGCCCGTCGCCGAGGCGACGGTAATGCTCGTGTCGCCAGGGTTGATCGGCGCGCTGACGGTCGTCGCCACAGCGGTTGTGGGTGCCGCGCCCGCGCCCCAGAAGCCCTTGGCGTTGCTGGACACGATCAGGCGGTTGCCGCCCCAGTACGCGATCTCACCGTTGAACAGGATCTCGGGGTGACTGTACTGCGACATGGTGCGCAGGCCGCCGTTGGTGGTGTCCTGCATCAGGTCGTACAGCACGAACGGATGCACCTCGGTGGCGATGGCCCCGTCCTCGTACAGCGGCATCTTGATCGACCTGGCGATCATGGCCATCATCTCAAGGAAGCGGATCGACATCGTGTCGGCAGCCACCGTCTGGCCAGCGAACTGGTTGCGCGCGGTGTGGTTGTTCTGGAACCAGACCCTGGAGCCCTGACCGAACACCGCGCGGGCGATGTAGTCGATTGACTCGGCCAGGTTGTAGCCGTTGACGTACGCGGCCTGCTTGTACACGTCCGCGTAAGCCGTGGCGACGAGGAACTTGGTGACCTCGATTGCGCCACCAAACTCGGACAGCGTGACGACCACTTCGGAGCCGCGCATCTGGTTGGGGCTCACGTCGATCAACTCGTCGAGCACGGTGAAGTTCGGAGGCATCGACTCGATGATCGGGAAGTTCTGCGAGATGCCCCGCTGCCCGTTCATGATCGGTCCCTTGAGATCCGCGAACTGATCCCAGTAGACCATCGACTGGCCCTGAAGGTAGAAGTCAGCGTCGTACATCGCTTTGACTTCTGGCGACAAAGCGACTGTGCCTGTTGTGCCCTGTGGCATTAGCGTCTCCTAGATGAAGTCTTCGGCGCAGCCTTCGGCTTTTTCCTTGGCTTACGCCCGCCGTATAGAGGCTTCACCTGAGCGCTGAGCGCCTGTGTGCCAGTCGATCCCTTGGTCAACCCATGCGCTCGCGCATCTCCTTCAGCTTGGCAGTGTTGGCCTTCGGCCCCTTGGCCGACTGGTAGCCGTTGACGAGGTTGTGCACGTCGTCTTCGGTCGGCTTCTTACCGTTGGTTCGCGCGGCGGCGCGTGGCCCGTTGGGTGAGCTAACGCCCAACTGCTCTTCGACCTCGCGGCGAATACGGGTCTGCATCTGCTGAGGGGTTTCGTTGGCGGGGGTTTGCTTGGGCATGGTCTCTCCGTTCTGACTGCCGCGCGCGGCGCGTTTCATCACCGCACGATAGAAGGCGTCCTCACTCTCCCACTCGTCGTCGCCCATCTGGGAGACGTCGACTTTGACGCCGAACTCCTGCTCGGCTTCCCTGACGATCTGAATGGCACGGTCCCGCATGTAGTCCAGCGTTTGCTGGTCGGTGATCGGCCCCTGCTGGGTACCGACCTGCTGTGGGGGCGGCGGCTGCTGCACTGGGCGCGACGGCGTCGCGGCAGTCTGCAACTGCTTGACCTGCTCGCCCAACAGTTCGAGCTTGCGGTCGAGGCGCTGTTCGGGAGGAAGGGTGGCGAGGTAGCTTTCGAGTTCTTGCTGCTTGCGCGCTTCGGTATCGCGCTGCTGTTCGGTAAGGTGGGCGGTCAGAAGCTGGACTTGCGACTGGAGTTCGCGTACGGAGTTGTTCAGGAGGTTCGCTTGCTGCTGCGCCTGCTGCGCCTGTTGGCGGGCAGCCGCAGCTTCACGACCTTGCTGGGTCAGCCGTCGTTGAAGCTCTCGCTCTCGCTCGTTCTCGTCCTGCTCTGGGGCCGCTTGCTCGGTGCCATCGGTCTCAGGCGATGGGGGAGCTTCTTCAGCGGTTGCAGACGGGTCGAGATCCTGGGTGGTCATCTCTTATCCGTTGTGCGTTCCCTGTGCGACGTCGGGGCCTGTGTAGCCCTGATGGTTGGTGAGGCCGACCTTGGTGCCGATCATGCTCTTCGGCACGGGGCCAGCGGCGTAGCCGTCACGTTTGAAGTCAGCGTTGGTTCCAGTGGATTTGCCGCTGACCTTCTGGTGCTTGCTGTTGATGCTCTGCGCCATGGGTTACCCCCTGTGGTGGCGGTAGGGTCTGACGTGCCCCGAAGAGGCCGTTTCCGTAACAACGTGCCGTACACGTATGCAGTTAGTGGGACACGCCAGGCCGGTCTTGTCAGTGCTTGCGACCGCCGCGCTTGCGTCGAGCGTACATAGCTAACCCCCCTTCCCCGCGCTGCGCTTCTTGTTCACGCTGGCAGGCGGTGTTTTCTGAAGCTCGTGCCGCTCGGGGTGGAGGTCTTTGCCCTCAGCGCCGTACGGGCGGTCGTGCTCAGCTTTCGTATAGGGACGGTGCATCTGGCCAATCGGGACAGGTCCGCCCAGGATTTCCATCTTTCCGATATACTTCTCAGCCGGTTGACGGAAGGCGTCTGCGCTGGTCTTTTTGGCCATGTGCTTCCTCACTGTACTCCTTGATTGTCGGCTGTGTCACCAGTCTGGGAGGCAAGCTGCCGCCCCGCCGTGTTGATGTGCACCGCTGGATTGAGCAGGAACTTGTGTGCCTCTTCCAGCGAAGTCTCCTGTTCCTGACCGTCG